CCGCCACATGTAGCGTCGCGTTTTTGAGGTGGGTGGGGGGAAATCGTGCAGATTGAATGGCGGCCAGCCGATTCGCTTGTCGAATACGCGCGTAACTCTCGCGTGCACTCCGATTCCCAGCTCGCGCAGATCGCCGATAGCATGATGGCGTTCGGTTGGACCAACCCGCTCCTCATTGACGCGGGCGGCACCATCATCGCGGGCCACGGTCGACGGCAGGCGGCCAAACTCCTCTGGAGCGCCGGTAAGCAGATCCCGGGCTGTAAGAATCCGGGGATGGCTCCCTGCCTCAACCTGGGGATCCTCACGGAGGCGCAACGGCGCGCCTACGTTCTGGCCGATAACAAGATCGCGCTCAATGCCGCCTGGGATATGGAGATGCTGCGCGCGGAGCTGCTCGCGCTGGGGTCGACCGATATGGATCTGGGGCTCACGGGCTTCACTCCCGAGGAAATCGCTCAGGCCATGACCTGGTCGCCGCCCGCGTCCAAGCGCCAGGCGGATCCCGACGCCGCGCCGGCGGTACGGCCGACGCCGATCAGCAAGCCGGGCGATCTCTGGATCTGCGGTCCGCACCGGGTGCTATGCGGCGACGCGACAAAGGCGGCGGACATCAAAATGGCGACCGGCGACCAGCCGGTCTCATGCGTGTGGACCGATCCGCCCTACAACGTTGCGTACGAGGGCAAGAGCGAGGTCGCTCCCCAGGGGTCCATCGCCAACGACTCGATGGATGCCTCGGAGTTCTCGAGCTTCCTCACAGCGGCCTTCACGGCGCTCGCAGCGGCCCTGGTGCCGGGCGGGGGTATCTACGTCGCCCATGCCGATACCGAGGGTCTGACGTTTCGAGCGGCGTTCATGGCGGCGGGCCTGAAGCTTTCCGGCTGCCTGATCTGGCGGAAGGATTGCATGGTCATGGGGCGGTCCGACTACCAGTGGCAACACGAGCCCATCCTCTATGGCTGGCGCAAGGGCGGCCCTCACCGCTGGTTCGGCGGCCGTAAGCAGACGACCCTCCTCGAGTTCGCGGATGATGCGCTTGTAAAGCTTCCCGACGGTCGCTGGCAGGTGAAGGTCGGCGACCGCGTGCTGGTGATCACGGGGGACGCCAAAGTCGAGGAATTCGTCTCGACGGTCCTGTACCACGAACGACCGAAATCCTCGGCCGATCACCCTACGATGAAGCCCACCGGGCTTATCGAGCGCATGCTCCGGAATTCGGCCAAGGCTGGGGAGGTGGTCCTGGACCCCTTCGGCGGCTCCGGCTCGACGCTGATCGCGTCCGAGCGACTGGGCATGCGTGCCGTGCTCCTGGAGATCGATCCGCGCTTCTGCGACGTGATCGTCCGGCGCTGGCAGCAATACAGCGGGAAACCGGGCGTGCTCGAGCGCGCCGGCCGCAGCTTTGATGAAATCGCCACCGGCGGCGATAAGAAAGACTCCCATGAAGGGCCGAAAGCCCCTACCGACCCACCTAAAGCTCGTGTCCGGAAACCCCGGAAACAGGCCGCTCAATCCGCACGAACCCCGGCCTGAGCCCGCGCTCCCGACCGTTCCCGCGCACCTCTCGGACGAGGCAAAGGTCGAATGGGGGCGGCTTGCGCACGAGCTCCACGAGCTGGGCATGCTCAGTCGCATCGACCGGGCGGCCCTTGCAGCCTATTGCCAGGCATACGCCGACTGGGTGGAGGCGGAGCAGAACCTGCAGCGGTTCGGAAAGATCATCCGCTCACCGCAGAAGACGGTCACGAAGCGCAACAAGGACGGGACCGAGACCGTGGAGCAGCAGGGCGGCTACCCGATGCAGTCGCCTTACCTGGCGATCCGTAATAAGGCGCTCGAGCTCATGTACAAGTTCTCGGTGGAATTCGGAATGTCGCCCTCCTCGAGGAGCCGGGTCACGGCCACCCCGCCGGCTGCCAAGGACGACCCGGCGCAGAAATATCTCAGATAGATCGGGGATCTTTCTGTGAAAGATCCCGTACTGGCCTACGCGCGCGCGGTCCTGAAGGGGAAGATCCGCGCGGGTCCGCACGTCCGGAACGCCTGCCGGCGCCACCTCGACGACTTGAAACACGGCCCCGAACGCGGGCTGCGTTGGGACCGGAATGCTGCGGCGTACTCAGCCGGGTTTTTCCCTGACGTGCTGTGCCTCAACAGCGGCCAGTTCGAGGGCCTACCGTTCCATCTGCAGCCCTCGCAGGCTTTCATCGTGGGTTCGCTGTTCGGGTGGAAGCGCGCGGACGGTCGCCGTCGCTTCCGGCGGGCCTACATCGAAGAGGGCAAAGGCAACGGTAAGTCGCCCCTCATGGCCGGAATCGGCCTCTATTGCCTCGTGGCCGATGGTGAGGCGCGCGCCGAGGTCTACGCCGCCGCCTCAAAGAAGGACCAGGCCATGGTTCTCTTTCGCGATGCAGTCGCCATGGTTGATCAGTCGCCCGCGCTCCGATCGCGCATCCAGAAATCAGGCGTGACGCCGGTCTGGAACCTGGGCGATCACAAAACGGGCTCTTTTTTCCGTCCGATCTCATCGGAGGACGGGCAATCGGGGCCGCGGCCGTCCTGTGCGCTCTGCGACGAGGTGCACGAGCATTACGACGGTGGCGACACGATCAGCATGCTGGAGAAGGGCTTCAAGTGGCGCCGACAGCCGCTGCTGATCATGGCGACGAATTCCGGGACGGACCGCAACTCCATCTGCTGGGAGGAGCATCAGCACGCGATTCGCGCCGCCGCCGGCACGCGCGATCTCGACGAGGAAACGTTCACCTACGTCGGTGACCTCGAGGCGGCAGCGAAATATGACGACACGTTCGCCTACGTGTGCGCGCTGGATAAGGGAGACGACCCGCTCGAGGACCGCCTGTGCTGGATTAAGGCCAATCCACTCCTGGGCATCACGGTCCAGATCGATGACCTGGCGATCGCCGTCAACCAGGCTAAGGTGCTACCCGGCAAGCTGAATAGCCTGATGCGGCTCAACTTCTGCGTCTGGACGGACGTCGAAGAGGCGTGGATCAGCCGTGAGACCGCCGAGAGCGTCATGGCGACGTTCGATCCGGCCATCCACCTGGGAAAGGACCTCTACATCGGGGCCGATCTATCCGGGTCGCAGGATCTCACCGCCCTGGGCTGCGTCACCCCGACGGGCACCATCGAAGTGGAGCGCACGGATCCCGATACGCACGCCGTCGTCCGTATCACCTTGCCCACCTACGACGCCTGGGTGGAGGTGTGGACGCCGGCCGAGACGCTCGCGGAGCGCGCCCAGCGCGATCAGGCGCCCTACGATGTCTGGGTCAAGCAGGGCTGGCTTAAAACGGTGCCGGGCCGGATCATCCGCCTGGACTTCATCGCGGCCCGCATTGCCGCCTTGAACGCGGAATATCGGCTGCGTCTGCTCGCCTACGACCGTTATGCCTATCGGAAGTTAGAACAGGAAATGGCCGATATGGGCCTGACCGTCAGTCAGGCCGAGCATCCGCAGGGAGGCGTGCGGCGCGCAAAACCGACCGAGGATCAACTGCTCGAATCGAAGCGCACCGGCCGCCCGGTGCCGGCGGGCCTGTGGATGCCCGGGTCGGTAATCGAAATCGAGACGCTGATCCTGGAGAAGCGAATCCGCTTCCTTCGCAATCCGGTCCTGATTTCGGCGATGATGTCCGCCGCCATGGAGCACGATGCCTTCGACAACCGCTGGTTCAGCAAGCGCAAGGCGGTCAACCGCATCGATCCCTTAGTGGCCGGAACGATGGCGTGTGGCGCCGCCGCCATGGAGACGCCGTCCGGGGAATCGGTCTATGAGAAACGTGACCTGCTGGTTCTTTGAGGAGGTAGCTTCCGGGTCGGGGGTTGCACCCGAGCATCACGCGGTGCGCACTTCATCCCCTAGCGCCGGGCATGGTGTCCCAGTGCGTCATACGGGGCGTGCTCCCGGAACGCCGGAGCCTACCAAAGAGCGACGGAGATTATCCACGCATGAGTCTCTCGCCAGCCATGAAAAAGAAGGTCACGGATGGTCTGACCGACGCCGCCGGGATCATCGGCGCATGCTCGGTGAGCTATGGGTGCTACCTGATCTACCCGCCCGCGGGCTTCATCGTGGCCGGTGTCCTGGTCATGGTCGGTAGCTTCCTGCGCCAGCAGGCCACGCCCTAATGGCGCTCTTTAGGTCCATGGCCGAGGGGATGCGCTCGCTGACGCGCGCGAGCGCTGGCGTGCCGTCCTACGGAATGATCCCGCCGCTGGGCTCGGTCCAGTCGGCCTCGGGCATGCTGATCTC